GCGTTGGTGCTGCTACTTCTAGCTCCGCTGTTGCCCTGGCTGTTCCGGCCTAATACATTCCCCCCTCAGAAATGGGGGGGGATTTCTTAATTGTTTTAGGAGAATAAAATGGCCGCTGCTACCGCTGTTGTTGCTCGTCAAGGTAATGATCAGTTCCGTGGTGTTTATAGTGACACTTGGGAGGTTTCCTGCGTTTTAGATGCAAGTAACCTTGCTGATGGTGCTGGCGAAACCAATACCATTGCTGTTCCAGGCGTTCGTCTTGGCGATATGGTTATTGGCTTTTCGTCATCTGTTGATCTGGCTGGTATTACGGTTACGCGTTATGTCAGTGCTGCCGGTGTTGTTTCTTTACGGTATCAGAATGAATCTGGCGGTGCTGTAGACTTAGCTTCCGCTACCATCCGCGTTATTGTAGGCAGGATGGTTGATTAAAGACGGGGGCTTCGGCCCCTGTTTTTTTGAGAGGAAATTATGGCTGTATTTAAGTGTTTGCAAAGTGGCAATACTGTAGAGTTTGTTTTACCTCATGATATTGAATCAATGAAAGGACACGCTGGTTATGTCCGTATTGATCAAGAACAACAAGATCCGCAAGAAAGGGTAAATATCCCTTTTTTAGCTCCTAAAGTTAAAGTTGGCCGACCAAGAAAAATAGGTTAATTATGGAAAATGGATTGTTTGGCGCTAAGTGTCCTATTGCTACTCAGGACGTAGGAATTAACCTTAAAAACAGGAATCATGCTTTTAAAGAGTATGGTTACGGCCCCGCCAATCCTAATGAACCTAACGATGCGTTTTGGTTAAAGAAAGCCAAGATGTATAACACCCCCACGGATCAAGTTAAGACTATGCGATGTGGGAACTGTGCTGCTTTTATTCAAACTCCTGAAATGCTCGAGTGTATTAAAAATGGCATGGAAGGCGAAGAAAAAAGCCCTATGGAATATGAAGAACAGGTCATTGAAACCGCCAAATTAGGTTACTGTGAACTGTTCCATTTCAAGTGTGCTGCCGACCGCACTTGCAATGCTTGGTTGGTCGGTGGCCCTATAACGAAAGGCAAATATGAAAGCAACGAAAGGTCAGAAGAAAGTAGCTAAAGTCATGCGAGAGTATAAGGCTGGCAGTCTACATTCTGGAAAGAAAGGCCCGATTGTTAAATCTCAGAAACAAGCCGTGGCTATTGCTCTTTCTGAAGCTGGAATGGCAAGGAAAAAGAAGAAGTGATTAAGCGTGGAAAAGAACAGTTTTCTGGATTTAACAAACCTAAAACGACTCCAAAACACCCGACTAAAAGCCATGCTGTTTTAGCAAAGTCTGGTGATACTGTTAAATTGATTCGTTTTGGTCAACAAGGTGTATCTGGATCTCCTGCTAAACCTGGAGAATCGGAAGCAGATAAAGCTAGACGTAAATCATTCAAAGCACGACACGCACAAAACATCGCAAAAGGTAAATTATCAGCGGCTTTTTGGGCGGATAAGGTTAAGTGGTGATTTGCTTTTGATTTATGGTATTCTCTGCAAAACCTCTAGGTGACAACCCGCGTCGGGCCTCCTTACTGATATTTAAGGGATTCTGATGCGGGAACTTTCTGTAGGCGCAACCCCGACTGCTGGCTCAACCTCGACACTTTATACAGTGCCGACAGGTTATCGTGCGCTATGGAACCTCACTTATCTCCACAACACAGGTGGATCTACAAAGCATATAACCTTAAGTTGGTATGACTCTAGCGCCGCTGTTGCTTACGATATTTTAAGTCAATACAGTTTTAGCTCTAAAGACTATCTTAAATTTGGCAATGGAGATTATCTTGTTTTGGAGGAAGGCGATCAAGTTAGGGTAACTCCAGAAACAGGTAGTGCTTTCGCTGTTGCAATGACATTTGTTATTAAAGGCAATCAAAGAGAATGAGCAAAACATACTTACAAGCGGTTAATGATGTTCTGGTCAGGCTCCGTGAAGTCCAGGTATCTACCGTCACGCAAACATCTTACTCTACTCTTATTGGTCGATTTGTAAACGATGCAAAACGACAAGTAGAGGATGCGTTTAACTGGAACGCATTATTCACCAATGTAACAGTAACTACCTCTGCTGGAGTTAGTTCATATTCTATTACTGGTAGCGGGTCTAAATTCCGCGTTTCTGATGTATTGAATGTTACCTCGGAAATACCTATGCAAAACATCTCATTTGCTGAGATGAACAGGTATTTGAGTTTTGGAACTCCTGCTCAGAATATTCCTACTTATTTTGCCTTTAACGGAGTGGACGGAAGTTACGATACGAAAGTAAACGTATTTCCAGTTCCTGATACTGCTTATTCTCTTAAATTCTCGCTGATTATTCCCCAAGAAGAATTGTCTTCAGATTCTACTGTTATTAAAGTATCAGATGATCTTGTAATTCAAAACGCCTACGCTAGGGCTTTAGTCGAACGCGGTGAAGATGGTGGTCTTAACAGTTCTGAGGCATATCAACTTTATCGTCAAATGCTTTCTGATTACATTGCTTTAGAAGCTACTCGTTATCCTGAATCTCAAGAGTTTATTGCTATCTAATGGCGCAACAACTTCAAATATTTGCTATCGCAGCCCCAGGGTTTTTTGGATTAAATACCCAAGATTCTCCTTTAGATTTAGCTGCTGGTTTTGCTTTAAATGCGACGAATTGTATTATTGACCAATATGGCCGTATTGGATCTCGCAAAGGTTATGCGAAGGTAAATTCTAGCTCTGGCTCTCTAGGTTCTAACGAAGTTCAAGCGTTACATGAACTTGTTGAATCAGATGGAACTACAACTATATTGTTTGCTGCCAATAATAAGTTATTCAAACTTAATTCCAGCAATGCTGTTGTTGAACTTACTTACGGTGGCGGTGGTTCTACTCCTACTATTTCTGCTAATAACTGGAGTATTGCGACATTAAACAATATCGCATACTTCTTTCAGACTGGACACGATCCGTTAATTTACGATCCCGCTGTAAGTAATACAACGTATCGCAGGGTATCTGAAAAGACTGGATACTCCGGTACTGTTCCTAGTGCGAATATCGTTTTAAGTGCTTACGGTAGGTTATGGGTAGCTAACACCTCTACTAATAAAGTTACGCTTTCGTTCTCAGATCTTCTTGCCGGACATATCTGGAATACCGGAACCGCGGGAAGTCTTGATGTATCCAGGGTTTGGGGTGAAGGTGTTGATGAAATCCAAGCTCTTGCATCTCACAATGGATATTTATTTATCTTTGGCAAGAATCAGATTCTTGTCTATAAAAACGCAACCACTCCTGCTGATTTAGTTATTGATGACGCAATCATAGGCACAGGATGTATTGCTAGAGACAGCGTGAAGTCTATTGGCACTGATGTGTTGTTTTTATCAAACACTGGTATTCGTTCTTTACTTAGAACTATTCAAGAGAAGTCACTTCCATTCCGTGATCTTTCAAAGAATGTGCGAAATGACTTAATGGCTATTGTTGCTGGTGAAGATTTAACAAAGATTAAATCTGTATTCTCTGAGAGAAACGCTTTTTATCTGATTACTTTACCATCTGTAAAACAAATTTATTGCTTTGATACTAGAGGTCAGTTACAAGACGGTTCTTCTAGGATTACTGTTTGGAATTCTATAGACCCTAAATGTTTTTACTCTAGGGCTAATGGTGATCTGTTATTAGGTAAGACTGGTTATGTAATGAAATACACCGGATACCAGGATGACGGATCTGCTTACAGGATGCAGTATTACACCAACTACGCAGACTTAGGTAACGTATCTCAGACTTCTGTACTTAAAAAAATCTCTATTGTTGTTATTGGAGGAACTAATCAATACGTCACTTTTAAATGGGCGTTTGATTTAAGTAGTAATTATCTATCAGATAACGCACAAATTCCAATTCAAGGAATTTATGAATACGGTGTTGCTGAATATGGATCTAATGGATCTCCAGTTGCTTACTACAGTAATGGACAGCTTATTCAGACATTAACTGTATCTGGCACTGGAACAGGTAAATTAGTTCAAACAGGTTACGAGTCAAACATTAACGGCGCTGCGTTAAGTATTCAGAAAATTGAGATTCAGGCCAAGAACGGAAAACTTAGCTAGGGATAAATATGAGTAATTACACAAAAAGCACTAACTTTGCGACCAAAGATACTTTACCTGCTGGCGATTCCAATAAGATCGTCAAAGGTACTGAGATTGACACAGAGTTTAATAACATTGCTACCGCTGTTTCTACGAAAGCAGACACGGCATCTCCTACTTTTACTGGAACGACTACGTTATCAACCGCTACGATTACTACTGCAAATATTACTACTGCAAATATTACTGGCGGATCTATCACAGGTATCACTGATTTAGCCGTTGCTGATGGTGGAACTGGAGCGTCTACCGCTGCAAATGCTCGCACAAATCTATCCGCTGCTGCATCTGGCGCAAACTCAGACATTACATCTTTGTCTGGACTTACTACTCCGCTTACTGTTGCTCAAGGTGGTATTGGTGCTGCAACTTTGACTGCTAACAATGTTTTATTGGGTAACGGTACTTCAGCTCCTCAAACTGTTGCTCCTGGAACTACAGGTAATGTTCTTACTTCAAATGGAACAACTTGGCAGTCAGTAACTCCAACATTACCAGCGCTTAACTACAATCTTTATACATCTGGAACATCTACTTGGACATGCCCATCCGGTGTAACTAAAGTAAAAGCGTATGTTATTGGCGGTGGTGGAGCAAGTCTTGAAGGTGGATCTGGCGGTGGATATGGTGGTTATGCACTTGGTATTTACACTGTTACCCCTGCGACTGGATATACCGTTACTGTTGGAGCTGGCGGCGTAAGTGATGGTCAGTCTGGAGGAACAAGTAGTTTTGGCGCTTTTTGTTCTGCAACAGGCGGATCTCCTGGAACAAATGGTTCTGGTAGTAGCGGAAATATTGTAAATAGTTATGGGCCAAACGGTGATCTTAGTGGAACAAATTATGGAAAAGGTGGAGCTGCTACAGAAGGTTCTTGGAATGTTGGAACCGCCGGAGCAATACTTTTACAATATGTAAGTTAATTAAAAATTAAATTGAAGATACCTGTAATTAAAACTGATTATTACATTATCTACACAGAAGACGTAAATGGTTTGTTATTTGTCCACATGGATGTATTTAAATGGACAAAAAGTATCAAGAAAGAATTTAGTAAAGATTGGAATGATTGGGCTAGAAAACAGAAGCAACCTATATACGCAATGCCGTTTATAGACGATGAAAAGATGAGTAAGTGGACTTCGATGATAGGTTTTAAGCTAATTGAGAATCACAAATGTTTGGATGGAATAACTAGAAAGTTGTATCTCTGGAGAGAAAATTATGGGTAGTATTGTCGGTAGTGTCTTAGGATACATGGGTGCAAAGAAGCAAGCGTCAGCGATGGAATCCGCTGCTGCTCAATCCGCTGCTGCTCAAACTGAAGCCGCAAGGATCGCCGCAGAAGAAGCGCGGTTCCGACCTATTGGAATTACCACTAGATTTGGTAGCTCTCAATTTGGGTATGATCCTACTACTGGTCGAGTATCTTCTGCGGGATATGAGGTTTCTCCAGAGCTTAAGGCCTATCAAGATAGGATCATGGCACTCACTGGTCAGGGTCTTGGCTTTGCCGAACAAGCGCCTGGTCTTTACGCTCCATTACAAGGTGCCGCTACTGGACTGTTTAATTTAGGAAACCAGTATCTTGCAGAATCTCCACAACAAGCGGCAGAACGGTATATTTCTCAGCAGCAAGAGCTTTTAGCGCCTTCCAGAGAGCGCCAATTTGCTCAACTGCAAAATCGTTTATTCCAGACTGGTCGTGGTGGATTAGCCGTAGGCGGCACTGGAGAGCGTCCTAGCGGTGCTGCTGGTCTTGGTGCCGCTTCTCCTGAGATGGAAGCATACTATAACGCATTAGCTCAACAAGACGCTCAATTAGCTGCTCAAGCCATGCAAGCTGGACAACAACAGACTGCGTTTGGTGCTGGATTGTTTGGAACTGGCGCTGGACTGCTTGGTAGTTATGGTCAAGGTCTTACTGGTGCGTATGCTCCGTTTACTACTGGTCTTGGAACTGCCGGATCTATTGAGCAACTTGGTATGGAACCGCTTACGATTGGTTCTGCGTTAGGTGGAAGGATTGCAAATCCTAGTGCTGCTAATGCTTTATTACAGGGTGGAATGGGAGCAGCTAGGACAATGCAAGGTGGTCAAGGATTTAGTTCAACCGGCAGTTTCCTTTCAGGTTTAGGTAGGTCTGTTGGTGGATATGATTTCTCTAACATGAACAATCCATTTAGCGGATTATTTAGTGGAGGATCATCTAGCCCTTACGGTTCTGCTGATTATTTTTCTACCCCGTCAGGGTTTGAATAATTAAAAAAGGTCAATCATGGCACAAGACTCAATCGTAGGCGGTTTATTCGGTCTTACTCCTGAGATGTATCAGCGTTCCCAACAGGCCGCAGATCAACAGGAAGCAATGCAATTTGCTCAACTCAGCCCATTTCAACAAGCGTCTGCTGGATTCTATTCCGCTGGCCGTGGTCTTGGTCGCGGGATTGGATCTATGCTTGGTGCTGAAGATCCTCAGTTACGGATGATTGCTCAACAACAGCAGATTCTTAGTAACATTGATCCTAATGATCCTGAATCTCTTGCTCAAGGTGCCAGGATTGCATCAGAGGCTGGTAATGCTAGGCTTGCCTCAGCCCTATCTAAACAGGCAAGTGATCTTGCCTTAAATAGAGCTTCTATTGCTCAGAAATTGCGTGAACGTCAATACCAAGATCCTTTTAATCAACTTGTTGCGTCTGGAAAATATACTCCAGAAAGTTTGGCTGCTTACCGTGGAAGCGGGAATCTTGCTGATCTTAAACTTGTTGAAAAGCCCGAAAAAGCAGAAGCAAGATCTGAAATTCAAAAACTATTGGATGAACGAGATGCATTAGATCCAGTAAAGGACAAACAAAGATACGATGCTGTGCAGGGTAGGATTAACATCCTTACTACTAGGGAACCTAGAGCATCTGTTAGCGTTAGTATTCCTCCGCAAGAAAAAGCAGAGCAAGGAAAACGCGGAGAAATGCTAGTAAAACAATATGGTGATATTTCAAGTTTGGCGGCTCTTGCAGTTAAATCTATACCTTCATTGCAAATACAAGAGGGAATTATTGACGCTGGATTTAAAACAGGATTTGGCGCTCCAGCACAAAAAGCTGCCGCATCAGTTCTTGGCGCACTTGGCGTTAAAGATGCAGCAACTTTTGCTACTAATGCTCAATCGTTTTATTCGGCTTCTCAAGGCGCTGTTTTACAGAAACAACTTGAACAAAAAGGGCCGCAGACAGAATCTGACGCAAAAAGAATTACTGACACTGGCGCACAACTTGGAAATACCCCCGAAGCTAATAAATTCATTATCAATGTTGCTAAAGCGCAACTTAAACGAGATATTAAGCAACGCAACTTTTGGGATGATTGGTGGAGCAAAAATAAAACTTACGATGGCGCGGAAAATGCATGGATGACAGGAGAGGGTGCAAAGTCATTATTCGACTCTCCAGAACTTAAGTCTTATAAAATAGGGCAAGAAAGTGCTGGTGCAGAAGGCACTTGGCGCGTTCGTAAAAAATAAAGGGCATATATATGGCCGATGTAATTTATGAAGTTGAAGATCCAAGCGGAAAAGTTAGAGAAATAGTTGGCCCTGCTGGAGCCAGTGACGAAGAAGTAATTGCACAAGCAAAGCAATTATTTGCAATAACGGAAGGTGGTGCCGTTACCGGAAGGGCTGGATCTGCTAGAGCAACTGGTATTCAGGCAGAAGTACCTGCTGCCGCAGATATAGCCGGTGCGGGTGTTCTTGGTGCTATTGGAGGCGTTGTTGCGCCATCAGTATTAGGTGTATCTGGAGCCGTTTTATCTGCGGTTCCTTTTCCTGGAGCAAGGGTATTAGGTCGCGGTTTAACTTACATGGGTGAAGCTGCTGCAAATATTAAGCCTATAGTAAGAGCCGCAGAAGGCTTCACTGGCGGAATTGCATCTGAAACCGCAGGTAAACTGGTAGAGGGCGTAACTGAAAATAAAATTGCTGCTGAAGCTGCAAGATTAATTGCTGGAGGCGTAACCCCAACAACAATTCGATTAATGTTATCTGCCGCAGGTAATGGAATTAGGCTATTGACCGGCCCTGAAGGTACAAAAGTATATGGCCGTCCAGATATTGCAATTATGCAAATGTCAGATTCTATTAAAAATGACGTTGCACAAAAACAGGGTGGCAAATTAACGGCAGATCAAAATAAATTTATTGATTCATTAATTGCTGAATTACAAGGTAGTAAAAAGCCTGGTGAAGCATTACTTGAAATTAATGCTGCTCTTGATGAGGGATCTAAATTATTAAAATTTAAAGCAGATGCTCAATCAGCAAAGTTATATAACGAGTCATATTCCGCATTAAAAGGTGCTAATGAAGCTGCTAATGCTGAAATTAATAGCGCT